AGTAAATCAGCAAAAGATCGTTGTATCAGATTAGTCTCTGTCACAATTAATTTTGCTTCCTCTTCCGTTAGCCCATCCATTCGGATATAGGGGATTTCCGTTAGACCGGCTGCCTGTGCAGCTCTCCACCGGTTATGACCGGCAAGGATTTCCGATCGCTCTGAATTTGGAAGCGAACGTATGATAACCGGCTGGATCACCCCATAATCCTGGATGCTCTGTACCATATCATCAAACCTTTGCCCGGTATATGGCTTAAAGGGGTGATCTTTATAAGGGACAAGAAAATCAACTCTGATTTTATTTGATTGAGCTATGAGCGGTTCTGTAATATCACCAAACATTTCATTTAATTTCGTTAATTTCTTCTTATTTTCCAGCTGTGTCATGTGCTATCACCTCCAGTGCAAATTCCTGGTATGCTTGTGCAACCTTATTGGTTTTAGCATACTCAATAATTGATTTACTTTTCAAAACCGAATACCCTACCGTTACTGAATTAGGGATACGGCTTTTATATATATTGATGGCATTACCGTATGCCTCCGTGATCATTTCTGTAATCTCTCTGGTTAGGTTCGTCCGTTCCACGAACATCGTTAATAATATGCCGTCTATTTCAATTCCTGCATTTATTCTCTTTTTCACTCTTAATATATTTTTCAGTAGTAATTCTAGGCCTTTTGCACTCAGATACTGGGGTGTAACAGGAATAATAACACTGTCACAGGCTGCAAGAGCATTAATCGTTAGCATTCCCAGAGACGGTGAACAGTCAATGATAATATAATCATAAGCGTCCTTAATATCATCAATAATCGACTTCAGTATCACCTCTCTGCTCATTGCATTCACAAGGCTTACCTCAATTGCCGACAATTCAATATTGCATGGGATAAGATCCACACTGCCGGTTCTGATAATAAATTCATCCGGAGTAGGAAGAGGTTCCTCTTCAATAGCCAAAGCCATAAGCGTGGCAATTGTATTCTTCAGGTTATCATTGTCATCATAGCCCAGTGACACTGTCAAACTTCCCTGCGGATCCAGGTCGATCTCAAGCACCTTTCTACCGGCACGCGTTAATGCGTAGCCAAGATTGAAGGCTGTGGTGGTTTTTCCTACGCCACCCTTCTGGTTTACCATTGCAATTACTTTACACATATTAATCTCCTCTTTTCTTATTTATTTTCTATCCCTTTATATGGTTTAAGGCGGTGTTGCAACACCGCCTCAAGAAAAGAGATAGAATTATATGCCCCCGTATTGCCGATAGGAAAGCAATAAAAAAAGACACCGAAGAATTTCTTCAATATCCCTAATTATCTAGCTTTAATAATGTTGTTCTTACATGATCGCAGCATCTGCTGCCATATCTTCAACTAAATCGGTAATCGGATCTCCCTTGCTCTGGAAGAAACAGCTGTTGAACGGTATTCCGCCTGCGGATTGCGGCCATAAGCCAAGGGTATGATCAACATAATACTTCTCAAATCCACCCTCCATAATCTCAGCAGGGGTAAGATCTTTGGTTAACTGATGAACAATCGCACTTACCATCTCCATATGAGCAAGTTCTTCTGTTCCGATATCAGTTAAGATACCACATACTTTTCTATTTGGCATAGCATAGCGCTGTGACAGGTAGCGCATCGATGCGGCAAGTTCTCCATCCGGACCACCAAATTGTATTTGCCCCTATCTTTCAAATGAATACGATTTAGTATCTTTTTTTTCACATATAACCTCAAATCTCATAAGATAAAATATATATATTATTCTACTTTATTTTACATTTGTATTTGAAATATTTGTTAATTGTAGTATAATTTATACAAAACCAAAGAGGGAAGGTAAATATAGATATGGCGCAAAGATATGATATTTATATTCGAGGTATTCAAACACGATGGATTAAGGAATTTGTTTCATATAATAATCTAAAAGAATTATTAAGCTATATACCCGGAAATCCAAAAGACACAATTATAGATTACTGTAGAGACAACTTCAAAATAATTATTTCAAAAAGCGAGTTTAAACCAATTTTAAAAAAGAGATCTTATTATTCAAAAAACTCACTTGTTATAATTATGGCTATCTATAATATATTAAAAGAAGAAATAGAATGTAATGATAAACATTCCAGAGAACTATACTTCTATATAAACAGAAAAAAAGCAACAAGCCAAACTTATGTATTTTTTTCTCTCGGTGATAGACCAGAAAAAATATTTGATTATACTCAGTATATTGATCATAAATACGATATGCTAATAAATTTTTTAAATAATACATACAGCATTGTAAAATCAAAAACTAATAATGATAATATTGGGAACATTTGTTTTAACCAATTTCCATACAAAAAGTTCACTTATAAAGACATTGATCAAATATTATAAATATAGAGGGAGCGTCATTAATGCAGCATTTAACCAGGAATACTAATAATGAGAGAATATTATCGTTGTTGAATAATTTATTGAGCAAGCATGAAGAAACTGCTACAGAAAATGCGCGTATTCTACAGAATAATATTCAAAGTATTTTTTCTGGTATATTATCTATCTTAGTTACAAACCAATTACCTAGGAATATAGTAGATACCCCTAATGAAATCTTAAACTACATAATTTCTGTAATTATAACGTTCTTTGTTAGTATTATTCTCTGGATATTATTCTGGAATGTAATTTCATTTGTATATAGTAAGAAATCAAAAGCTGTTAATATCGACCAAAAAGAAGATGTTATTAGCAAATATACTTATGATATACTCCCCAAAGTTGCAGAAATTAACGAGGCTCTAACAGTTGCAAATGTTACCAATGACAAAGAGTGTAAATTACTAAACTTGACTACATCATTACCTAAATGGAAATGTATTATATGCTTTCTAAGAAAGCATTTTACATACGAAATAGGCCAAGGGAAGAATTTACTTAGAAAAAATGATACTCAGCTCGAGGGAATAGACTTTATTGACAAATATCTTAATCAATACTCAATCGATTCATTAATATTAACACTAGACAATATTTCAAATAATGTTACCAAACTTATGGATAACGATTTTATTAAATCCATAAATAGCTACCCTTTAATGAGTAATGATATACAGCAGATAATGAAGTGTTATAATGAGTTTAAAGATAATTACGAAAAGCTTTTGAAATAGAACTTGTACAACTTGGTCTTCAATTAGAAAGTAATTTTTTCATAAAATGCACAATCTTATTCTGCTGGTAAAGAACAACTTTGTTTTAGCTTAACTCTTGAATGCTGGTCATCTTCATAATAGTTTAGGCTTTGTCTCATACTCAAGGCAGGTGCGCCACAACTAATATGATCCTGACCAGCTAGATACTGTAATGTATAAGGGATCTTTCTCCATATTTCAATGTCCTGGTAGATGGTTCATCTTTTATACAATATATTACGATCAAAGATAAGTTCCACAATAGATAAATGCCCTTTTGCCAAATCACAACCCCTTATCTTTATAACTTAGCAAAAACACATTTAAAAATTTTTGATTATAATTTCTTTATACTCTCCAGGTTTACACTTTGCTGCCAGATTGTTATTTCTTGATATTAATTCTATGTTAAAATCCTTATAGACTTCCTTTAAATATTCATCATCATTATAGGAAAGGATAAATCTCCCCTTAATGTCTTTGAGTATAGAACAGAGCTTATGATGATCATCCAGATTGAATCCGCTATCATAATATCTTTCGGTACCTAAATAGGGTGGATCCAGATAAAATAATGCCTTAGGTCTATCATACACCTTATAAGCCTCTGATAATCAAGATTTTCAACAACAACATTTTTTAGCCTTTCTTGTATTTCAGTTAAATAATCTATTGTATTACTCAGGTTCTTTTTGTTTGTTCCAAAGGTCTTCCTGTCCGCTCCGAAACTTGATTTTATGATATAAAGATATCTGGAAGCCCTCTGTATATCTGTTAACCCTCTCATCTCCAACTGAATCTTAGCATCAAAAAATTGCTCTCTAGATACAATCATCCAATCAAGTTCCTTCTGCAATTCTCCACAGTGGTACTTAATACATCGGTATAAATTGATCAAGTTCTCGTCAATATCATTGAACACCTCCAGTTGTTTATTTGGTTCTCTTCCGAAGAGCACCCACCCAGCTCCACCGAATACCTCGATATATCTATCATATTCGGATTGATCCGGAAAACGCTCTAGTATAGCTTTTCTCAATAACTTCTTTCCACCTATCCATGCTATAAAACTATTCATTACTATTCACCTCATATAAATTTATATATTTATCTAAACCACCTACAGCAATACCACATTCGCGACTATAATATTACTGCAGGTGAATAATTGTTAATTAAGAAAAGATCTCCTTGTATTAGGTCCTACTTTACCATCAACAAGTAGACCATGTTTATCCTGATATACTCTGATAGCAGCATCGGTAATCTTTCCACATGATCCATCAATAGAGAGTTTTTTTGTTACTCCGTCTACCTCTACCTCAGTTATACCATCATTAATCAATTCATACTGAACCCACTTCACGGTATCACCCTTACAAACTATCTTATTGTTCGCATGATCGTAATATATAGTAGTTTTGGGTACTGGATAAGGATTCTCTCCTAATCCATCTTCTAAGGCCATGACGACATGACTGCCTTCTTTTAGATAGATACCACCACGTTTGGCAAATTTATCACTAATCAAATGCGATTTATCGGCATAAGCTTCAAACTTGCCAGTAGAGAGAAAACTTGCCCTGATTGACCTTGTAGTATTCGATACAGAAATGTCGAGTCCGGCGAGCTTGTAACAAGCTGACACCAGCGAAGAGCAATCAAACTCACCTTTAGCCCCATGTATTTTGTTACCGTTCTTTACAATGGAATTGTACCCTGACAGTCTTTCTGATTGATCGTAACCAAAATTATTATCAGTACATATCTGTTCCATGATTTTTGCAGCTCTACCTGCTAACGCAGTATCCTTGCATTCAAGATATACATTCCATGGTTTGCTATACCATGAACGGAAGCAGATTTCTTTAGTGGATTGATCACCGACTATGCCACCAACAATCTTTCCATTTTCATCAATAGAAGCATGTCCTATTCTAATAGCCATAATGTATTCCTCCTACCTTTTAAACCGCTTCCATAAATCATTAAAGGAATCCCATCCGTATGTGGCTATATAGGATACAGGGAACCCACTAATAATAATCGCTATCAAGTAATACCAGGTTAATTGCATATTGATATATGCAATATAAGCCAGATAAGTTATAGGACAAATTACAATTGATACAATTAATGTCCATGTTTTTGTCGGTATCTTTTGAAACAACCACACTTCTTTAGTGACCTCATTTTAAATCCTCCTTATTCTCTTTCTTGATCTTTGATTTTTTAATGTTTGACAGAAGCAATAATTCTCCAGTTGTAAAAGTAAACCATGCTGCAATTAATGCAGATGGCTCGCTCCCGACTCGGAGGAAGACATATAAAACAGCAGCCGTGAAAAGTGAATTTAACACTATCACGGCTGTTATTATGAATTTCGAGTATCTACCCTTCTTTTTTTCCATCATCCCACCTGGCTTTCAAGGTCCTCAATACGATGATTTGCTACACGGACATCCTTTTCCGTCAAAGACATCCTTTCTTCCAACCTATAGGTGCGCTCTATAACTCCGTTATGCTTATCCACCTTTTTTTCCAGCTGTCCGAGGCGATAAGTTGTAAGAGAATTAGAGATTATAATCCCACACAAAGACCCTATTCCGCTACCACCTAGAGTAAACAGGGCTATTAATACAGCATCACTCATGCATGAAATACCATCCTTTCTACAAGCATAAAAATAACACCCTTCCGGATGCGTCCTTTAACCGATCAGCGTCACAAGCTCATTATACTGTGCATCATTAATTCTGTCGTTAAGAAGAAATACGTCAAGTTTGTTGAGCATATCATCTTTATCATAATTACCAGATGTGATAAGTTTCTTGCATAAAGTGTACGTCATATCTTACACCCCCATTTCTTTCAGTGACATTCTATAATCTAAATCGATTATATACTCAGTTAGAACTATGTTTTCTGTATTGATACGAGATATTTCTTGTGCTTCTGTCGGATTAGGGAGTATTTCTGTAACCCCATCATCTTGATAAAAAGTTCCATCTAAATATTTACTTCCAATATTAACCGGGTATAAAGTGGTGTCCACTGCAATAGCGTCATCACCATAAGTAAGTCTCGACAGCTCGTTTGCAACTGTATAATTATCACAAACTACAATATTTTGAATTACTCCTTCTTTAATTAAACTAAAAATTTGATTAACCCACATTATCTTATCTCCTTTCTACTGTTCAGCCCATCTGATAATAACTACACCTGAGCCACCTTTTACACTTCGCCATGTATAGTCACCTTGTGCTTCAGCTACAGCACTGCCAGCACCACCTCCTGTATTCGGAGTACCTGCAACAGCCTGATACTTCCATGCGTATCCACCTTTACCACCGCCACCAGCACCACCTGCTCCTGGATAACCAGTAGTGGTGCCTACTGACCTATAACAACCACCACCACCACCTGCGTAAAGGATTCCACCTGCATCAGCAAAAGCTCTGGTCGTGGAGCCTTGCCCTTCCCCACCTCTATAAAAATCATCTGCCTGACCATTACTCACTGCACCTGAACCATCTGAACCATCAGAACCACCTGCACCACTGTAAGACTTGTTGTCACTTGATTGAATACCGCCACCACCACCAGAACCTCCATTTGCCCCGAACCAATCACCGTTGTTACCAAGTACGGGGGCTTTTCCTCCTATTGCGGAATAAGTTGTTCCACTTATGGTGATTGATGAGGTACCTCCTTCGCCGCCAGTTGTAACCAAACGAGTTCTTTCACCTCCTGCACCAATAACTGCTACGACAGCTGAACCAGGAGTGCAAGATAGTCCTTTCCTAGTAGTCGTATAACCCCCTCCAGGGGCACCTGCAGCACCAAGAATAGTTCCAGTACCTAGGTCGTTATGAGATCCATATGCAGAACCACCACCACCGCCTACGAGGAATATATCGACCAATCTGACACCTGCTGGAATTGTCCAAGTTTGCGAACTTGTTAGCACTACTTGACCAGCTGCAGCTTTTGTTGCATTGTTCGCTTGCTGAGAAGTGCTTGTATTATAATTACCAGCTGAGTTTATTACAAAGGCCCTATAATAATATGTTGTACCAGAGGCTAATCCAGTATCGACAATTGATGTTCCAAGCCCAGTGTATATAATACCCCCGTCTGCTTCAGTAGGATAACTTCCTGCTTTTCGCTTTATATATATATTACTGTATGCACCTGCAGGTAGCGACCAAGTTACTGTCAAGCTTGTTGGAGATGTTTTTGCAACAGCTAAATTAGACACTGGGCTAGGTACTGTATAGTCCTTTGCCTGTTGTGCAGTATCAGAGTTAACAGCATTATCTGAGTTATATACGAAAGCTCTAAAGTAATACTGAGTACCTCCTGTAAGCCCTCCAATAGTCCCACTTGTGTTTTTTCCATAGTAATGCTGAGTACCATCTGTTTGTGAAGTTGGGTAGCTTCCTGCTTTATACCGTATCATAACACCATCATAAGCACCTGAAGGAGCAGATAATGAAAATGTTAACTTATCAGGTGAATTGGCAACTGCAGCTATAACAAAGTTTGTTACAGGGCTTGCAATTGTAGCTCTTCCAGCCTGTGCTCCTGTAGTTGTCGTATTGTAGTATACTTTTGAACCACTGGTGTTTGTAGCTTTTGCAAATGCTCTTACATAATAAGTAGTGCCTCCAGTTAATCCAGTTATAGTCTTTGTTACTGTGCCCTTTGCAACATATACAACAGTACCATCAGTGGGAGATGTTGGATAACTTCCTGTTTTATATACAAGGGTTACTCCTTTATACAGCTTACTCGAAGGTTGCGTCCAACTTATAATTAAGCTCCCTGGTGTATTAGCAACGGCAGAAACAGCTAAACCAGATACTTGGTCAGTATAAATCTTAACACCTCTTGGAAAACCGTTTACAATCATATTACCACCCCTATCCTAAGATTAATACTGTGAGCGGAATAGCCACTGTAGGCTTGGTATCAAAAGCCTTAATTGTTATTGTACCAGCTCCCTGTGCGGAGCAATGCAATTGAGCATCCACCGCTGCTGCATATTCTGTTATAGAAGCCCCTGATCCAACAGTAACATAGATATTATTGTTTGCAGTTACTCCTTCAACGTTCACCGTATTGGTAAATGGAGCTGAAGATCCTGACCATCCTGCCACTGTAGCCGTAACAGTTACTACAGTTGATTTGTTTGCTTTCTGTGATAATGCCAAATTAACATCGTTCGTATTAGCTTTTGCATCAAGATCTGCCTTACTAGCATATACTAATGACTCATCAATCGTTGCTGTTACATTTGCAACATTACCAACAATCACCGAAATACTAACTACCTTCTCAATAATTTCAGATGATTGACTAGGAATATAATCAGCTAATGGTCCAGCATTGCCATAACAATAGAGGACTTCACCAAGGTCAGGATCTTGTGCATAGACTCCAAGCTCTCTCCAATAAAACCCTTCACTGATATCTGAATTTGAAAATACCCCCTTAACTGTTGCATAATTGGATTTATGCAGTAAGGAGGTAATACTTAAACTTACTTTAGGTTCAATCACTGCTGATAGAGTGATTTGTGATTGACCACCTAAGTTACCGGAACCCATAACAATCTTGGTAAAATTCAAATTGGCACCTGCCAGAGCCTTTGATTGTAACGCACGTCCTTTATCGGTAAACAATATAGTACTAAAACTCATTCATCATCCCTCCTGTCGTAATTCTAAAATTTCACCAGTATGAAGAACTGCGCCTAAATTGAAGATCATTGATGCAGCCAGCGATATCTCCACTCCATCAAGAATTGCGCTCTTTCTTTTAACATGCTGGATAATTGAGTTGAATGTACTTACAGCATCACCAGTTACCAGAGGATTATCAGTGACTATCTTGAAATGATATGGATCTCCACCATATTGAAACCATTCCATAATATCGCATTCACCTATTATATCCTCAACTACACTCTCCACTGCGGATACAGTTCCGAGGCTCCAGAATACTTTCTCAGCATTTTTGATAACACTTATCTTTACATCCTTCGTACTGCTTTTGTCATACCAGATAATGTTTCTGATTTTCGCAATATAGTCCAAGTCAGCCTCATTAAGCAGATTTAAGTTTTGATAAAAGTCAATTTTTTGAATTGCTTCAAATAATCTCTTGATAATGTGATTAGCTGCTGAACAGAGACCTATAACCGTAGTATCTTCTTGCATATATGGAGGAATGATATCTATCATACTAATATTATTTAGCTTCATGTTGCCTCCTCATAAATCCCATCATACGTAACTAAAGGATTCCCATTGATCTGAGCAATAGATTGTTTATTTACTTCAGTAAATACAGGACTCGCAATATTCACTGTATATGCTCCAGCATTTAATACGAATTTCTTCAGAATATCCGGATTAATCGATCTACCAATCTCAGTTCCTTGATATGATTCATATTCTCTAATAGCTGCTATAACTTTTGAGTTGATTTCAACCATATTCGGTGCATCAACTTCACTGATTGTATATGAGAGTGAAATGTTATAAGGTATTACCGTTGGCTTTTGAACAATTACCTGATCAGCTAGTGGTCGAACAGTCTTAGCACTGAGAGCATCTGAAACTCTCTGAACCACAAGATCACTCGGTATTGAACCATCTTTATGCAAAATCGTAATTAGTAAGCTCGCCGGTTCGTTCTTTACTGTAACGCTTCCGATTGAACTATCAGCAGTTTTGACCAAGTAGATATAGGCTGCTTCAGAACCTGCTGTATTATACCCATATGGCTTCAGCATAATTCTTTCACGATAATCTTCAGTATCCTCAACTTCTGAACCCCCTGAGCTTGTATCAATATTAGTAACATTTGAGATATAAGGGATATTGTCTACCAAAGTATTTATTGAACCAGGTGTGAATCCGTCATGAGCTTTACCGGGAACAGTTGCTTCACATGGTATATCAATACTTAATGTGCCTTGTACGAGTGTAAGCTTTACTTTAGTGGCAAAAAAATGAGTACCGTCTGGTGTAACTCTCGTTCCAGAAGGTACTTCTATATCAAATGCTTTTACAGAGGACACGCTAAATCTCATTGTCACAAGAGATTTACCGGCTTCTAATTGTAGTACCGATCTACCTTCACCGATATAACCGAGGTAAGGAAGAACAGCCGTTTGAGCAAAATACTGATTCGCCAAATAATTTCCTTTAGCAGCGATTACGGCAGCTATATACATGAAAGAATTAAGTATAATTCTTCGCTCATCACCGGCATAAAGCATCGTATTTGTTGCCTCTTCATATTTCACTATCGCTTCTTCCAATACTTCACTTTCATCGAATTTAATAAAATCAAACAATACCTATCACCGCCTTATATGTATATTCACCGTTTTCATTTAGATCAATAAGATTATCAAGCTTTAAATCAGCCCTCGGTTCTCTCTCAGAAATCATGTCGGCAATATCAGTAATTAACTTCGAATTAATGGTACTTTGCGTCTTATCAAGGAGATTTATATTAACTCCTAATCCTCTGTCAAAACATACTTCATTCTTTCTAATATTCAAAAGATTAGTTACATTTTTAGCAATGCGTTCCTGTTCTGTAGATGTATTACCCCATTGAAACATATCATCACCTAACCCTTTGCATTTCGTGTGGATTTCGCTGTGCTATTTTTAACAGTAATGGAATTTTCTCTGAGACTTAGGCTTAATGATGCCTTCTTTATCTTTCCACCAGGAAGAATTTCGATATTGGATGTATCAACATTAGTAAGCATCCATTGATTAGAACCAACTTTCTCTCTGCCAACTATAAAATAATACGAATCACCTTTGAGACCGATCCAACTCTCAATCTCCTTACCTACATCAGCGAAATCAGATCTTAATTCTATATCAAAAGATAGGGTTTCTAAAGAAGGTGATTTCTTTTTTAATTTGGGCTTACCAGTTCCATTGTCCTCTTCCTCGACATTGTAGCCGGATGATCTGGCCAGACTCTTAAATGTATTAATATGCTTATCGGTTATAGTAAATACTTTGGGTCCAAAGGTTCCTATTTTCATTATTCTATCACTCCTATCACTACACCATTGCGTAGATTGCTATCATCAAAAATAGCTACGACTACAGCTTTATCTACCTGTAATCCCACTACATGTGATGCTATGTCTATCAAAGGTGTCATTTGATTTATATCTTCATATACAATTTTAGCCTTATTTCCTTCAATAACAGCAACCTTACCAAGTTTCACCATTAATAATCACCCTTTATTGGCTTTCTGAATTTGATAGTTTGTCGATCATAAATGAGATCATGATTAACCTCAAAGACAAAGTTCTTACCCTGCCACTCAGAGAAATCACCATTCAAATCTATAGTAATTCCTGCTGAGATATTACTTCCTGATATCGTTCCGGAGCCATTGTATTCATGCTTGTTAAAATATCTCATGATATTTTTACAAAACCGCTCTCCTTCACCAATACTATCCACAGGAATATGGAATGTTCTATTTCTACCGTTAAGTCCAGACAATGCTATGCTTTTAATAACACTATCTCTACTCAAATAAATATTTTCAACCGATGCCAATAATACCGCATCCGATGTACTAAGACATGGAGGATTAATAAAATCCTCGTAAGAAACTTTGACTAAAGGTTCTATTTGTTCAAGTACTTTTTCTGAATAAACAATCAGTTTATTATTGAATATCTTCTGAAGATATCCTTCTTTTTGAAGAATTCCTTCTAAATATGAGAATGGGCTGAGATTAACTCTCTCCAAATACGAGTATCGATAATCTGTAATGTTATAAGTGTCCAAATCAAAGCCTAATTCCTTACTGATTTCGCTTAAGACCTCAGACAACTTGATATTCTCACGTATGCTGGATGATTCATTCAATGACTTAGCCGGTGTAGATACGGCTCTTATAGTATACTTGCCGAAATCAAGGCCAATGCTGCTGGCATACATGTCTCCGGTATCAATTTTATCGGTTATAATTCGTATCTTATCGTTTTTCGCAAGATTCCATTTTCTCCATAGATCAAAAGTGTCATTAAAAACGATCTGGAGGACATCTGCATGCCCTCCAGCATAATCGGTATATTTACTCGTCCGAATGGATTGATTAGATAATGAAATATCTACATCCTTAATAATTAATTTGTGAGCCATATTATCGCCTCCATGGAGCAAGTAATGATGTATCAATAATACTTATTGTAGGAATTATCAGCTTCTCGCCTCCATCAAAAACAACAACATCCACATAATCAGGATTAGCAAGTATTAACTCAGATATATGATATTCGCTACCATAATGTTTGAATGATATCAGATCCCATGTATCGCCCTGAATTGCTGTGTACTCACCCATTAGGCAAACACCTCTCTTCCCTCTTCGTCCTTCAGCTGCTTAACAAAGGCTTTGAATTTCTCAAATTCATCTTCAAGAACTTCCTTAACACCGGAGGCATCTTTCGCATTGACAACAGGAGAATAGTAGAAATTATAAGTTTTACTATTGCTATTATTCGTCGTATCACCATCACCAGGAACTGGCTTGTTCTTATTAATGCCACTGATATAACTTGCAAAATAAGAAAGAGAGCGGTTTATACTATTAACGATTGATCGCATCGGAGCTTCACTGGTTTTCATACCAACACCTCTTGTAGCCTCCGCTAGTAATGCCCTTGATCTCTTGGTGTTGTTGTGAGGTACTACTGTTTCAGGCACTTTGCCCTCGCCTATCATAGCCAGTGTAGGGGCTGTCACAGTTGCGCCTTTTGCCAGATAAGGTATTTGAGGGATTTCACCAATATCTACACCTGGTATTTTATTAATCACGCTGGTAAGACCATTGATACCGCTTATAGCCATATTGACCAAACCAATTACAAGGTTTAACGGAGTATTCACTACATCAGATAATCCAGTGAAAATACCGGCAAAAATGCTCTTCACATTTTCCCATGCCCCTTCCCAATTACCTGTAAATACGTTCACCACAAAATCAATAATAGCTTTGAGTGTATTCATGATATTTGTGAAATGTCCTAATATTCCTTGAATAATTGGAACTAAGGTTTGAATTGCATTGCCTAACACATTCGAAATTATCTGAGCTAATACTGAGAGGACAGGTGCCAGCGACTGTATGACTGAGAATATCGATTTGAACAGATTCATTAAAACAGGTAATACCGCCTGAATTAAACTCATTATTGGAGGTAGTAAAGCTTGAAATGCCGGCAATAATGCTCCGGCGATAATCTTAACTAGAGGAGCAATCTGAGAAACAAGCTTAGTAATAAACGGTGTAATCATTTTGAACAGTGAAATAAGCACAGGCATGATATTCGATATGATATCAATCACCGGTGGAATCAGTGTTTCAAATGCCGGTATAAGTGCATCCATCAATGTTATAACCAACGGAGCGATTTCTTTCACAATACTAGCAATTAAAGGTATTAAGTTCTGAAAAATAGTGAGTAATACAGGCAATACCTTCAGAATAAGGTTAATGATTGTAGGAAGCAGTGATTTTATTACCGGCACCAACATCTGTATTGCACTTATGATCACTGGTAACAAATGCTTCAATGCACCCATAGGTGAAATGGATTGTGCTAATATCGGCAAAATATCGGAGATTATATCCATAATTATTGGTAAGATAGTTGAAAACCGTTCAAATCCATTTGTTAATATCTTTCCGATAATCGGACTTAGTTTACCCAAGACTCCTTTCAGCTTTTCGAGACCAGTTTTTACATAAGGTAAAACACCTTTCACGAATTGATTTAAAAGCGGAAGCAGAAAGTATCCGATTTCCTCCTTAATTTCGTCAAAGGTGTTTTGTGCTTGCAATAGCTGCCCTTGATCCGTTTCACCTAATGCTTTATTAACTCCACCAACATTATCCTTCAATACCTCAGCAATTGTAGCTGCACGTAGCGTGGCATCACCTGTTTTAATTGCTTTCGCCTGTACTTCGGTAAAAGTAATACCAACTTTTGATAGTGCACCATCATTACCCGACATAGCTTTACCAATCAAATTTCCTATTGATACAGCATCTCCTTGAGAGGCGTTTAATCCTTTTTGTTGGGCTAATAAATCAGTCATACCGGAAGATAAAACTGATATTTCTTTTTCAGATAACTGATAGGTAGCTAATTGCTGCATTCCGGCCATGGTAATATCAGATCCTATTACACCAGTCTTCTCAAGAGCATCAGCAACATTCTGTAACTCCTTTGCAGCTTCAGCAGCTGCATTAGGTCCCCTAATCTGAATTGATTTAACATTCTCAAGCACAGAAGATAACTTTGTTTGGACTTCAAGCTGAGCCTTTGCTGCAGTAATGGTCTCAGATGCATAATTCTTAAGTCCAGCAAGAGCCTTTATAGCTCCGAATATCTTCACAGCACCAATAGCTACTGATTTCAACGATTTTGTCATTGCTTTCGTAGCTATTCTGGTGCCATCAGTCATATTCTTTGACAAACTCTTACCTACAGCTTTTGCTGCATTACCGGCTTTTGCTTTGGTATCCTGAAACGCTTTATTGAGACTAGGATCAACTTTACCACGCAGAGTTATATTCGTACTGAATTCTTTTCCTTTAGCCAAATATACACCACCTTATTTCTTATTTTTGACCGCATCGATACTTCTCTTAAGCTCCTCATCTCGCCTTTCAGATATCATCACTAAGGTGTTATAGCAATCTAAAAACAAGCCAATCGGCATATCAAGTGCAGTCATGTAATCGGTTGATGTGTCCATAGTGATAGTACCAGCTACGGTCTTAACGAAGTTTACTCCTCCGTGTTCTCCGTATCCGATGCTCCTAGCAAAAAACTTCGTACCTTTGAACATGCAACTGTGAAATCCTTTGTGCTTGGCAGTCGCTTAAGATCAGATACAGGAACTCCACAAGCTAAAGAAAAATACCCGATCTGAACGTTAATATTAAGTTCAGGAACGGATATTTCCTCTTTCTTGCTCAACTTTTTAATCAAATTAATATACTGAATTGGCTTTACCGAATCAAGATCATACTCAATTCGAGTGATTGTCTCACCATTGAAATCGAATGGTTTTGATAAAGCAAGGAAGCCGGATGACTTCTCTTCTTCGGTCTCTTCATTAGTGTCATTCTCATCCTCAACCGGCTCTAATAACTCACCCTCTACTGCCTCTAATACTTCATTATCTTCGTTCATAATTAACCTCCATATTATCGAATATTATTTGTTAAGAGCGGAGTTTAACTTCTTTGCATAATCAACTCCGTTGATCACCAGCTTATTATTCAGAGGATCAATTTCATGAATTACTTGACCGTCTTTAACAAGCTTATAATAACTGGTAGCAATATTAACTGTGACCTCCATCCCCTCTCCCTTGGTTGCCTCAGCTGCAGGGATGTTCTTGGGTCTTCCCTTAATGGTAGCTGTATAGGAAGTGAATGAGGATGCCCCAGATCCGCTCACATTATCTACAGCCCAATTAAGTCTCAGATCGATGCCATCCGGATTAATAGCAGCTATAACACCACTACTAAAAGATTTTGCGGTGATGGACGCTTCCATGGCATCAATATTATAGATATCCGGGATATTAACGGTACCTAAAATACCTGCACCGATTACTTCTCCATCTGCAAATGCGACCTCCGGTGTGGAAAAGCTCGTTACATCTTCAATCTCAATATACTTACCGTTTTTCTTTATCGTAGGATAAAGATCGACAACCTTATTAGCATACTGCTTCATTCGCCTTATACCTCCTCATTAAAATAGCTGTCCAGCCCGGTTGGAGTATATTGTACTTTTCCTGTAATACTCTTTCCGGGAGGTGTATTGGTCTCAGCAATATTGAATACGAATTCACCATTGGCAAGTGCGCTGATAGGGTTTTCTGAAGCCTTAAAGGAAATACTTCCGAATAACAATGCACCTGCATTCACTAATGTATTCAAGATCACCTGATAATCATCTACGATTTCTTTTGCCTTTCTTGTCGGGATCGGCTTATCAATATGCTCAAAATTTGCTACCTGGAAGTCATTGCATACATAATCTCTCATCTGTACAGCAACATCGTTCAAATTCTCAGGAAGAATATTGTCCTTGTTGCTCTCCAAATAGTTAGACATACATACACCCCAAGTGCGCCAGGAACCGGATGCAAAATTACACGTTGCAACACCAATTTCATTCAAGAAATTAGCAGCCTTTTCACTCTGAAGAATAATGGTACCAGATGAATCACATAATCCCTCGATATCGATTATCTCATTCGAAGCTGATTCATAGGGAATATTATCATTGCTGATATCAACCTTCATCTTTGCTACAATAAATCTCGTGACTAAAGAATAGACGAGACCATTCTTTCTGACATAAGGCCAGCAGACTTTCAACTTAGGACTATCATAACCCTTTGTAGCCTTCTCGCTTGCTACATCTGCTCTTGCACTTGATGTTAACTGTACATAAGCCTGAGTATACCAATGTCCATTGATTTGATCCGCTGCCAAATCCTTCAGTACATCTCCTACTGTAGTACCGTCTGAACCATCAACAAGTTCATCTTCCCATCCGGGAGCAGCAAAGACAGCTGGAACACTACCAATCGTCTGCTCAAAATAATCAATGGCATCTAATGTTGCAGAAGTCATGATTAACGTATCAAGGCCTGTTACCTCAGAATATGTAACAGTGGCACTGCTACCAAGGCAGTTACCAATATCAGTAATAATGACAGATTTACCGCTTGCATCATAGACAGCAGTGTAATCCACACCCTTTGTTTTACCAGCAATTGCAACCGTACTAAGTACTGCTTTACCGCTAACTTCCAGTAAACCAACACCATTAGATATAGCAACATTCTTAGAAGATTCCTCGTCTGCCACACTAATTGATGCTGCGTTTACAAGAACTATAATAGGACCGACAGCATTATTCTTATCACCAAAGTGAGCATAAACCGCCTCACCAAGTGAGAATTCCTTATTCCACTTGCCTGATGAAGGTTTATAAAAGCCTATCTTAGCCTTAGCATCGGATGAGCTGGAGATTACAAAGGCTTTCCCTTTGATATCTGCCCAATTCGGATTGTCGACCTGCCAATATGGAGCTGATCCGATATAACAGGGAATTAATGAACTTTTTTCAAGGTCGAGTAATTCGCTGTCTTGCTGAACCGCATTTATACCTCTTGACATTTTCTTACCTCCTAATAATAAAATTTATTTCTATTTATCTCGTGTTTTGCTGAAATAACTTGGAAACTTAGATATCCAAAAGAATATGGATATGTCAGCTCCTTCGAATTATAAGTTCCAAGTCTAACCGGCTTCTCAATAGCTGTTCCAGCTACAACCACTTCATCTAGCAATTTCTGTTTAATCCACTCAAGCAGGTTCACACAGTCTTCAAAGGATTTATTATCCGGAATATCAAGATCATATAGTTCATTGCTTTCATCTGTTACGTATGATGCAGACGAATAACAACATGCTTGAATAAGTAATTGAATATTTGTATCATTATCACCTATCATACTCTCATCAAATCCAACCATGATATAAGGAGCTTGAAAGAACATATTCTCTGCTCCGTATAACGAAAAGTTAGCATGTGGCAGACATCCAGTAATAACAGGAGGTATCACAAATTCTGGTTTTACCACACCTTGCTTATCGAGTGGAGGAGCCTTAACTAACTCATAGTTATCCTCTTTGAGTTTCTTTTTCAGAAACTCCTGATAATCATGTAGGATTTTCAATGTTGTAGATGCCATGATTAACTTCCTTTCACTTTATCCAGATTTCTGTTCATATAGTGATCAAATCGATTATTATATTTGTCCACCATACTCTTTTGAACCGGCTTATAAACTTCCTTTTTCGATGCCATTTGCGGTATAGATATGGTCTTAAGAGGTTTTATTCCTCTATTTTTTCCACCCATACGAAGCCATAGCATAGTGTTTCCACCTTTGACAGATGCCGGATTAGCTATGAATGCACCTTTAACTTGCTTTTTCTGCTGCTTTTTAATAGTGGCAGAAGCAATCTTCCTCTTGCTGACCTTAACACCTTTCTGTGTGGCATATTGCTTCGGGGTAATACTAAAATGAGTACTGGTACCAACCGAAAGAAGCCTACTGGCAACAACAATTTTCCCATCATTTACCTTGGCAATCGATGATTTTACTATTTTGGAGTTCTTATCAACATCTGACTGCTTAATATTATATTTCTGGGAAATCTCTCGCTTAAGAGCTGTCTTGCCTGTCTTCAATGAGTCATTAATTGCCATACTCATTGCTTTCTTACCTCCCAAGGTTGATACCGTTTTAAGCTGATCAAAGAAGGGAGTATTTATCTTGGTATTGATCTTAATCATTTAACCACGCCCACAATCTAAAAATATGGCCAACATACCAAGTTCACGTTTTACCTCATCAACCGTGTATGTATTATTGTTGAATACAACCACTTCGTTAATAAATGGTGCCTTGGTGAATTGATTTTCAGCTACATAGATAAGATGTGATCCCTGCGATAAGGTTGAAAATTCAGCCGAATATTTTCTGATGAGCGAATCATCATCTACTACCGCTACAATTTTCATTTTATTCCAGGTACACTCTTCAGCAAATTCATCAATATTAAAGAACACTTTATTTAGATCATCCATAGCCATATCCTTAAAACCCATGCTTTACACCTCGCCGAACTGCTCTTCCTGATAATTGATGATTTCATCAATCAGTGACTCTTTGGACATCTCTTCATTTAAAGTATGAAGGCCGATACTTTCGGCATATTCCACAAGTCCCTTTTTTGACTTTATTTTCTTTATTTGGCCAGCAGTTTTGATGCCTGATTCAGTATCTGGATTATTGTCATCCGTACCATCTTCACCAACAAATACTGCAACTTTATTGCTTACCAATCTTTGCTCTGTGACTTCATCCAGATTTAGGGTAGAGCCCGGACCTAATAATTTAGGTCCAAAGCGTCCTCTAACTAATTTAATCATAGACTATTACCTCCTAACTTAATACATCGGCTACAACCCAGCCTCTCTTGTCATTGGGAACGGGTACCGGTGCAGCAGAGACTCTGATTTCTCTAACCTCATGCTTAGCATCCGCAAGGTATTTAGGGATTCGCTTGCCACGATATGTATGGAACTGATTGTCTTCCTGTTCAATCTGATTGATCGCTCCATACAACAGTCTTCCCATACCAGGAGCAGATAAGAAGATCTTACCTGAAGGCATGAAGGGTACAATATCTCCTTCTTCATCTTCATAAGTCTCATCATATACGAAGATATCCAGCTTCTTACCTCTTACTATGATCGTTCCAACATGAGCTACTCCTTCCGGTGTCTCAACCGGAGTGATGTTACCAATATTCATGGATCTATTATCCAGTAACTTTTGAACACCCGGATCGTTGATGAATACAGAATATACATCAGAAGCCATATTCAGATCAGTTACCTGACATCCTGCAGTGGTCAATAAGGAAACCATTGCATCAAGGTCATTGTATATCTTCGGACTAACCCCATCCCATAATACCGATGGAGTATAGATGTTCTGGAAGCCCTCTGCCGTATCATAGTAGCGTAATACCTTCTCAACCGGCTTACCTACACCGTAAGACTCTGCATAATGCTTCATGATAACTTCACCGGTAAAGATTACTTCACCACACATCCATTCTTCTCTTCGATCAATCATCCCACTTAAATCAGCAAGATCTTCTCCAAGTACCTGAGCCTGTCTCTGTTCAGGAGTGATCTCAGAATATAAGTCTTCACCAAATCCCTTCTTATTGAGATCATCAATGGTGAGTGGCCTTTGAGGAGCAATATAAGGTGGCTCATATTCCTGGGCAGTGTATCCTTCTCTATCCATCGTGATACCACCTTTACGAGGGATAACAAAAGGTGCCATCTTACGGCTGCCTTCCTTATACTCAATCAGCACTTTATTGGTTGGAAACATATCCTGATCCGTTGTAGGAAAGTAACGGTTACGGAACCAGTTCAACACCGGGTAAATCTTCTTAGCTGTCTTAATTAATGATCTAGTATCATAAATAGGCATGTTCTTATCCTCCTTAAATTATATTGAACTTGTTACAAAGATACCGGCATTTCTCAGATTCTCAACCTGAGCTGCATCGAGAGTACTGCCCTCAGCAATAATCAGCTCATTCTTGTTGAAGTTGCCGGAGATATATACAACCACTGTTATTTTTGGATCAGTAGCAGTAGTTAGAACATCATCAGCAATAATGCAGTTTGCCTTTGCTGTCTGCCCTGCTGTTAAAGCGGAGCCAAAAACTACATAATCGAGAGTAGGCTCAACAATCGATAATACAGTTCCTCTCTTAAGTGTCCCTTGATTTGCAGCCACCTGAACCGTCTTAATATCTAGCGGATGTCTGAAATCAATGATCAGCTTATCAGGCATCACGTCATAACTTTTATTGTTTAATAATTCCATAATTACTTTCGCTCCTTTCTCTTTGCATTTGCTGCATTAACAGCATAATTGATCAAGGCATCCTCGGAATCCTCTTCCGAAGTTTGCGTTGATGCCTTCACTTTGTTCACACCGGAAGCATTGCTGTCCTCCACTGCACTTGCAAAATAATTCTTACCACTTGCAGCAGTTTCAGAGATAACTTTTAAAGCCAGATCCGAAGCATTAGTTACCTCGGTATACTTGGCTTTATCAAGCATGTCCTTAGGTACCGAAGCAGCTATATTATCAATTGCCTGTAATCTGCTTCTTTCTTCAACTACACCCTCCTGCTTTGCAGTAACTTTTAAAGCTTCCACTTCGTCATTGATTTCGGGATGCTCATTAAGTAACTCTGATAAATTCATGTTATGTCCTCCTTTATTAAGATTATTATCTAAAACACAAGCCTGCTGTTCAGCATCTATAATTTGCTGTTCGGCAGGCTTGATATTTTCGGTATTGATGTTTCTTACTTCATTCAGATTGATCATGCTTTGCAGTTTACTGATATCTTCACTGCTTAAGTATCTTGGTGTATTGAAGGGTGATAACAGATTGCTCTGACTCATGTTATTCACCGCATTGGCCGGTTCTTTTCCTCTATCAAATACCATGATGCCATCGACAAAACCATATTCCAAAGCATCTTGTGCACTCAACCAAGTGGTTTTATCCATAAGCTCAATCAATTTATCATCACTTAATCCGGTCTTCGCTTTATAAGCGTTCCTGATCCCTTGATTGATTGCCTGTAGCATCTGAGAGGTACTATCCATATCCCGGTAATCACCACTGGCATCTGTTGAGCAATTATGTATCATGATCGATGCCACCGGACTGATCAAGCTTTTGCAAGCCATTAATATCTCAGAAGCAGCACTCCCTGACATGCCGACCACATGTATCTCAATATTCCCCTCATAGGAGGCAATCGCAGTATAGATTTCATGAGCCGGTATGACACTGCCACCACCACTATTCATCTCAATAATAATATCCTCGGTACCATTGACTTCATCAAGCACTGATGAGATGTCCTTCGGGCAAGTTGCATCCCATCCAAACCAATCATATGCCCATTTATACTCGTTCTTGATGATTACTCCCTTAATACTTATTTTTTTAGCCACTTGCTTTCCCTCCCTGATTATTCATATTGATTTTACTCATCTTCTGATTTTCCAGCAGAAGCTGCTCCACATTGCTGTCAAAATTACCTCCATTCATTTCGATGGTCTCCTTTTCTCTAGTTGAAAAACCATTCTCAACCTTCTTCATAGCAGCTTCGACTTCTACCGTAGGATTTAATTGGCCTTGTGCCGGACCATTCCACTCAGCTCTGCAATATGCTTTCTTGATGATTGGATCATTGAAGAACCCAGGAGCTTTTATTCTGCCTTTACTGACTGCCTCTGATAACCATAATTCATATACCGGCTGACAGAAGTCATTAGAGAACCATGTTCTTCTCATCCGAAACGCTTTCCAGGCTTCAAGTAGTGCTGCCCTCGATGCTGAGTAAGATGCAGTAAAGTTTTTCGTCAATAATTCCACCGGTATTTCAAGAGCTGCACCCACATATTTTGTCATGGAAGATACAAATCCATCAAAATTGACATTCGGTCTTTTTGCATCGGCCATCTCTATATGTTCTCCAGGCTGTAGATAGTTGATTAAGCCATTACCAAGTTCATAAGAGGTCTGATTCTCACTGTCAACTCTACCCTTGTCCTCATCAACACCATTAAAATCAATTCCTTCTTCTCCATCCGTTGTCGTAATGAAGACAGAAAACAAACCATTGATTACTGCTGCCATAATCTCAGCTTCCGTATACCTTGTTAATTGTTTCAGGGTTTCAATGACCGGAGCCAAATAAGGCACTCCTCGATACTGTTCACACCTCTCCGCTTCAAACATATGAAGGATATTCGGATTGCCGGTAAGTGTTCCAAATGCCTCTATTCTCTGCCACTTCATCTCAGCATCTTGATCATCCGAATACGAATTTGCTACATGGTAAGCCATTACAGCTCCATCACTGTCAATTTCAACTCCATTAATGATTCGGTTACCATTCTTCGTTTTGCTAGATAGATCAATATAGTCGCCATATGAATTCGGACTTGATATCTTATCGCCTTCAACGAGCTTAATTCTCAATTGATATGGCATATGTTTTGTTGCATCCTTATATTTGATCAGTCCAAAGCAATCCCCATTCATCAGCCACGAGGTAATGGCAATCTGCTGTAGTTCAAGGAAATTATGCTGCTGATTATTATCACATAACTTAGACTCAGACCATAATGCCCATTCTTTCTCAATCTGCTTCTCTAGCTTGTCCGCTTCTTCGTGTGTGATACCTAGTGCCTCATAGTCAACCCTTGATTTTAATACCAAACCAGAACCGATGACATTAGTACGATTTGTCTTAATAGCCGAATGCGCAATCGGTGCAGTCATAAACAAGCTTCTGGATCTCTGCCGGAGCAAGTTCAGATTGAGATCAATATCCTTCTGAGGAGAAGAGCTTCGTGCGTTCCATCCCTTCATACTATTTTTTCTTCTACTGGCTCCACCTTCATCATAACCACTATTACTTACATCATTTATACCCTGAAGCATACTTATCTTCTGTCTAGCAATTTCTCTCCGAAGAGCTCTCTCCGGACTGAGCTGCATATATAAATTATCTATAATATTCAACGTCAAATCCTCCTTAGAAGTCTCTTGGAATAATTCGTGCTACTTTTCTTCTGGTAGTTCCTCTGGTCTCTAATGCATATATCTTCGCTTCCAGCTCCTTGATCTGAGACTTGACTTCGCTCAGGTTAGCCCTGGTCAAGCTTCTCGATCCAATTGAATACGCTTGACCTTCTAAGATCTTCTCTTCGGCTGCGTAATATTGCAACAATCTAGATTTGTATGTATCAAGCCTGATTTTATCTGAACTATTCATGATTTATACCTCAATTCCTCTATTTCTGACTCCTGATACCCTTTTCTTCGCAGGAGAAGCCGACTTTTTCATATAGTTAATTCCGTTCTCTACCTTCTTCTCTAGGCTGGTCCAATTCGGATTAAGAATTTCGACTGCAGCATATGCATAATTACGAAGGTCAAGGGGCTCATTTCTGACACCTGCTTTCTTCACCCACACCGTCTTCAACTTATTCTTGACTAATTTCTGTACCTTTTCTTCCGATGTAATACCCTGCATATAAGTCTGGTCATAACCTCTATCCTTATTGGATGGGAAGTGGCAATATCCGGCACCACGCTCTGTGATCTTCAGTCTTCCAATGATATCTTCCTTCCCGGCATCAACACCAAGGATCCAGATATCTGTGTGATCAATTACAACTCCCTTGGAATTCTTGATATCTACCTTTGTTTTCTTATAAATTAAAGGGATACCCGGTGTATTGGCGTATCCCTTAATTCCAAAGATATTCTTATTCTTCTTAGCCATAGCCTTAATGAATTTATAAACCATATTGGTGTGATGCCCACCGGTATCGATACACATAGAAGCAATCATTAATCCTGATCCACTTTTAAAATACATCTCAGTATCATAGATCTCTTCAAGTTCTCTCCAGGTATCATCTATCTGAGGGCTCTTATTAATTACCTTCTTAAATATTCCCCAGCTCTCATATTCTCTGGCCCATCCAACAACCTCAATCTCAAGTCTATCATCTTGAACATCGACTCCGGCCGTTATCATCAATAAACCGTCTGGTAGCTCCGCATTATATATCTCTCTCCTCTTGATCAGGTCTTCATCATCAGCCCCATCCCCTTTTTCTTCCCATGTTTCACCCAAGGAGGTATTGATGAAAACCTTTAGGGATTCTGTTGACCCGGTCTTCTTGTAATCATCATTAGCCTTTCTGAAGTCCTCTATGATATCATCCCATGGCTTCCATGGAGAGCAAAGCTCATTGAGATGAAAACTTCTTATACGTTTCACATTTGGGTTAGCTGCGATCCATTTGTGAGGCTGTGATTTCCAATCTACTTCACTAAATGCCTCGTTGCAATATAAGCATTTCATTTCAACTGTATCAAATACAATTCGCTTGAATTCATATGCTTGATACTTACCACAATGAGGGCATTGCACACTCCATTCTTCCCTGGTACCTAGCATAAATTCCTTATCTATCTTGGAATAACCGGCTATTGTAGGAGTAGATACTTTAATTCTCTTTCGGTTCCAGAAGGTAGTAGTTCTCTTCTCTCCCAGCTTTACCGGATCACCTTCCGTACCGGCACTTGCAGGATATCTATCTATCTCATCACATAGAAGGATCCGTATTGGTCTGGAAGCTAAGCTAGCAGACGAGTTGGCTCCTGAGATGGTGATATGACCACCGGGAAACTTCTTATGAAGTATCGTATTATCACTGTCCTTGGTCCTTGGTTCTTTGACCTTGGCTTTCAATACATCGGTATCTCTTATCATAGGTGCTAGTCGGTCCTTGCTGAAGGTCTCTCCCATATCAATCGTAGGTTGAATTACCATAATAGAGGCAGGCTCATAATCTATAAAGTATCCACAGATGTTCAATATTACTTCCGTTTTACCCACCTGCGCACTGGATTTGATAACAATATCCTGAATAGTTGGATCATTAACGGAATTCATGATCTCTCTCTGGAATTCTGCTCGGCTTGTATGCCATTGACCTGGTTCAGCCGATGCCTCTGGTGATAGCTTCCTATATTCATCGGCCCAATCACTAACTAATAGCATCGGAGGTGGCGACAGTATCTTAGCTATATTATGAAATAATGTGATTGTCCGAAAATCAACTTTCTTCATCTGCATCATCCTCAATATTATCAAATATCATATCATCATCTGGATCCTCTTCATCGATGTCAACATAATCATCACTATAGAAGTCACTGGCATTATATACAGACAATTCCTCAAGAACTTCTCTAAATTCATATGATAATAGATCAAGAACATACTTTTTATCTGCTCTATTCACCAGCATGGGAGTGAGCTTCGATGGAAGGTTCATTATCTTCGTCTTGAAGTTAGTAAGCATATTGGTCATAACCGCCTCAACATCCTCGGACTTGTGTACAATTCCTTTCATAAGTGCATAGTGTAATTCTGTAATATGCCTCTTCACCCTCTCATGCATCGCTTTCTCTAGACCATAATCAAGTTTATCCTCCAGCTCCGGAGACTTAGCAGCATCGTTCGCTACCCTTAGATTTAATATATAGCTGTGCAAGCATTCCTGGAGATTATATCGACCGGATGAAACCTTAGTCAGGATTCCCTCATCAGCTAATTGTCTTATTCTTCTGTCACTTACTCCGATGATCTTACTAAGCACACCAGCTGACACCGTTATTCTCGATATATCGTCAACCTTTTCTGTATCTGCCATAATTCATGCCTCCTAATCTTGAAAAACGGAAATGGTAATTTAAATTTTTTTAATTTAGTCCCTAGCGATATCTTGGGCTCGATAGAACCGCAAGGCTTTTTGAGCCTCTGGAAGAACCTATTAATTGTTATGTATCTATGATTTATTAGTGTTGTATTCCGGATTCCTTTATTAAGCATCTCATATCAGGAATTTTTTCATAGAAAGCACTTCCACTCGTTGCTTGGACCTTATGTTCTTCCCCGCACTGGTACTTACCCATCATTGGACATTCAATGCAATTCTTTGGTCTCTTATCTGCAACCACCTTGTATATCTTCATAGGTCCACCATCCCTATATATTTCATTGTATTAAAAAAGCACCGATGACTCGATGCTTTTTTATGTCAGTAATTATTTATTGCATATCCTCTATTTTCTTATCCCTATCATTTTTATGTATTTTGCTAATTCTAGCCATAATGCACCTCCGTTTAATGTTTATAATACCGTTATTTGTAATATTATTCTATGATATTACATACATAGGAGTGAGATAAATTTTAATTGATGTATCTAATTATTTTCAACCAGCTCATTCAATATTATAATCTCGTTGCTTAATGTTTTTATATTTGCCTTGGCCGTCCTCAGATCATTATTTTTTTTTACCAATTTATTACTGGTTTCGTTACTTAGATAACTGTAACGTCTCTGATCAACTTTTGATGCACATGCATTATAAAAATTTATTTCCGCTTCTAAAGAACGTATTTCAATCTCTAATTCAGGTATCTTCGATTCTATATCTGTTATATCCTTTTTCCTTTTATTAATTAAATCATTATATTCATTTACATACTTCATATTTCGCCCTCCATGTCTAGAGAAAACTAAATCAATTAATATACAAAATTAAACTTTATAAATTCATATCATCCTGATAAGCCTCTGTCATTTTTTCTAATATAATCCATTGAACAGTTAAATTAATTAGATTTTTTAAATCGGTTATATCTTTATCTTCCCATTTTCTTGTATAATGGGTTTCATCGTTACCTATCCAAGTTGCACCCTTAGCAACTTTCTTAATATTTTCATTTTCTATTAATTCGCTAATACATTTACCCAGTAATTTATCTTCAATTTCTTGACTTCTTTCTGAAGATAATTTACCTTTTAAATAATCTTTTATCAAAAATTCTAAAGCCTTTCTATATCCTATACCAGAAATTTCTTTTAAATTATATACTTCGGCTTTATTTGCTTGATTATATATCTCTACAAATTTTTCTGATACATTAATAATTATATCATTAAATGCCACTTCCTTTGGTATTTTAGGAAAAGTATCAAATCTATAATACTTGCGATTCATAATACTATAATGAATTTCTTCGACATATAATTTTTTACATTTAGGACATGTTAAAACAATATACTTTGTTATATTATCACTTGTTTTAAGTTCGCAAACAATCTCAGGCAGAATTCTATATCCGCAAACAGGACATTCATCACTTGCTACTAACTTATTTTCCACACAATATTTTTCGTAATGTGCCAGTACACCCAATTCACTTCTTCTAGAAACTTCCAACATATATAATACCCCCTTCTTTCTACTAATTCTACCACAATATTCCAATATTTTCAATGAAAATAACATAATAGGTAGGGGGATAAATACATATTTGAATTTGTCATATCTTATAATTGTGTAAAATTCGTTTCAAAGGTTTTCTTCTATATAAGTCCGATAATATTGTAAAGGTCAACTTTACATT